GGCTTAACACCAGGGAAAGAGAATCCAGGGGTAGTTTTCTCTACTGCAGGTTCTAACGCAGGTTGAGAGGGTTGTTTCGTGGCAGTAAACGTATAAAGATCAGGCATAAATAGCGGGCTGACTGGGTCATATACAGGTATTGCTAAGGGATAATCTTCGCCGAAACGAGACGAAGAAATAGGCATTGCGAAAACACCATACACATTATAATAAGGTTCAGAATACTCGTTAAAGTGATCTTGTCCTAAGACATAGATCATCATTAAGCGATGTAGAATCTCACCAAACATGAATGTTGCGGCGCACAATTTTAACGTCATTAGCCATGTGGGACGTAGGGTCATGAAATATGTTACAAGGGTATAAACGAATATCATGTACGAGATAAAGAGGTCCGTATAAACTCTACCTCTTACGAAGTAAGAGAGTATTTCCTCATTAGCAAGAGCAGTTTGGGATGCTAGCCACGTGTCGCCTATCTTTCGAAAGGCAATCCAAGCACCTGCGTATAGGAGGTTTTCTCAAACCATCCATTGCGATGTTGGTATGCCTGTTCAAATTCAACTAACATACGTTTACCGTATAAATTGAAAGCTTCACGTCCTCTTAGAGCTAACTCTTGTAAGGCTACTTTTGTTTTATCTTTTGTAATATTGTCGTCGTTTTTAGCTGTCCAGTAGGGCATCTCAAGTACTTTCTGTAGCCGCAAAGGTCCTAGATAAGTATTGGTGTCTGGGTTAAATACGAACGATCTTTTCATAAACTCCACTTCCGTTAGGAGGCGGGGTTTGAAAACTTCTAAACTTCCTTTGTCTTCGGGGGTCAAAGTGAGGCCTAGGTTTGCAATAACGGGAGCTATTGCATATACGTTGAACATACTAGCATATGTCTCAGAAACAGAAAATAAGTTATCATCGCCTTGCACGACTAAGAAAACATTATCACTGAAAGCTGATGTGCTGATCATTTGATTCCAGCACCAACGGAAAGCGATCTTATTTGCGATTGTATTAATGATCAATGTGAGAGGGTTGCCGGATGGCATACTTCCTAACCATTCAAATACCACAAAATCCATGATATGTCGTGAAAACACTATCTCTAACCACATAACGGCTCTGATACTAGCGAATTCATCGTCATACCAAGTGTTTATAAAGTCTAAGACGGCCCAGAGCAAGTCTGGAGGTAGGGAACCATCATAGCATTTATAATCGCCTGCTTCTGCATTTTTACGATTAAATGCAATCAAACGTTTGGCAAGAATATCCCAGTCACTGCTGACGGGATCAGTACCTGCACAACAGCCATTAATAACATTATTGGAAGTTATCCAGAACATAAATGCTCCAAAATACATCCTACAAGCTATCAAAAATGCTGTAGTACATCCTGAGACAAGTCTAATCTTACCTAGAGCTATCTTCAATATATTTTCAAGTTGATCTTTTGGGAAATCACTGTAAATTTGGGGGAGCCTTATACCTTTTTCGCAACACTCAATATAATGCATTGTTTCTTGTTCTATTTTGAGCGCTCGTGGGTTAGACAGACAAAATTCTTGGGAGTTACCCCAAAAATAAGTCTTCTTCGAGCTTCTTACATCTAAGTTATAAGGGTATCCGGAACTGGTACTACGATCCAAACTATAAAATTTGGTACCCGTAATGCCAGTAACGGCTTCTTTGTATGTATAAATACGCCGGTCGGCATAATTTGTACTAACATTCTTCATCCAATTCATTTCCTCCTCTAGTTCGCGAGTGAAATCATGTTCTTGGATAGTATGCACATGGTATTTGTCATATATTTTCTTCAAATTACCATCTTTAAACAAGCGATCTATCGGAGCGGGCGCCTCACACGGGGTGAAGAGGTCATCCCACTTACCATATAGTTCAGACTTGGTTAGTTTCGTTTGTGAAGGAATCCTGGGACTTCTCTCCACTCTTTTGATTTCCATCATGTGTCCACTATTGAAAATGGCGCACTGTGCTACAGGCATTTCGAGAGTTTCAACTTCATCGAATCCTTGTATAACAAGTGCTTCATTTAAGGCTTCTTGAGTGACTATGGAACCAAAGCTCAAATTTTTAGCTGTCACACCTGCAGTATGAATAGCAAAAATCTTAGCGGTTTGTATAGCAGTATTTTGATAAGTTATCAAAGCACCGCAATCTCCAGCGACGGTTGCCACATTGGAGTATTGGAACGCGGTCAGGATTTGGTACGTAGAGCCATCAATATCACTAACCATTTTGTTACTTATACGCTTACCGACTGTGAAAGCCGTAGCATACGTGGTCGACTTAGGGAATGCGATCATAACATCTGCATTATCAGGGATCGATAACACATTAGCATCTGTTAAAAAGTACTTAATTATGTTTCTATGTCTGCGGAAAGTGCGGGGCATATACACCAATATTAGGTCATTAGTAACTAATTTGCTGTCAACTGAGCCTTCAATCAAATCAGAAACCTTATAAAAATAAGAGGACTGTTTTTGATCGTGGGGTCTAAGCTCGATCTTACGCTGCAAAGCTGTAGGATCATCTGTGACTTCAGCATATAAATGAGTAATATAATGATACGGAATAATCATAATATTAGCCACTATAACTGTAGCAAACCCAATGGAGGTGAGGCCATTGGGACGGTCATAAAATACTTCATAGCTGTTGCTTTTGACAATAGATTCAACGGTTTTTACACCATTGACATCCTTGCCTAAATGGGGTCTAGCTACTGCGTCTTTCATTTTGGACAAATTTCTTTCTACTTTAACTCCTGAAGGCTGCTTACCCATGCTTTCGGGCGTGGCGGGCAGGTCTACACTAAATAAAGCAGAAATCATAGATGATAGTAAGCCATAAGCTTTTCCTATCAAATATGCTAATATACCAGCTCCTATAAGAAGTGATATAATGGGCATTATGGGATTAGTTTTCAAGAATTCAATTACTTTACATAGTCCTATAGTGGCTGAGTCGAGGGCTGTTCTAGCCAATTTAACTATAGAGCTATAATTGTCTTTGGTTCTACTAAATATTCCGGGATCTGGGGCATTCGGTATACTTGCTACAACAAATCCTGCTCTTATTTCCTCGAAGAACACATTCAAAATTTCTGGTCGTTCTTCCATCATAGCATCATAAAAATCTACACCGTAAAAATCAAGCAGGATCGCTACTTTCTTCAGCGTAGAAGCGACTGAAACACCATAATGGAATCGCCACATATTTTCGAGAGCTAGAATTTTCATTCCAGGCACTCCATCTGATTTCATGGGCAATTCACATATGAGTTCTTCCGCTACCTTGAGTGATTCTGGAGAAGGGCGGTAACACTCCAGTCCTTGAGAGAGACGATGAGTAGGTCTCAAAGTATCGCGTATGTCCCCCTGGGGTACAGGGATCATACTGATATCTGCTTTTTCTTGCAAGTTATCAATTCTTTGTTGTTTCTTCAATCTCTCGTCAATGAGGTTATGAGTCTCGTTAAATTGCATTTTCAAAACTTGATAGTACAAATGCTTTTTATCGACCTCTTGTAAAATTCTCTGTTTAAGGACATCGTAAGTCATGGGGGCTGACAAACGATTCCCAGTAACATCGACTTCTACATATTCTGCGAAGTGAGGGTCTATTGTAGTGGTCTCTTTCCCGTTAATGGTAACAGTATCAAGCAACTGGTCATCAAAAACTCCATCTTTTGCATATTTTGCCAAGGGCAATATCTCTACAAAGAATGAAATCCGACGTGTAACTGCATCAGGTGCTATAATACTAACGGGATATAATTTATGGGCATTTGTGGTTGCTATAACCACCTTCGAATTAAAGTAATGTTTTCCTTTCGAAAGCACATTTGCCATATTCAAAGGGTAGGGGGCTGTATTAACCATGTGAATGATATCCAAATAATCAGAGGTTTCTCCTTGAGCGACGTCTGTCTTTTGAAACAGATCGTCTATCATGGTCACCGTATGTTCATTCGTATATCCTTCCCAAAATTTTTCTCCACATCTACGAGAGTATACATTTAGGGATGCATTATCTCTCATATTTGCTTTAGCAACATCATCAGCTAGAGCATAGGAAAGCTCATTGGCCAACAAGTTACTAATAATGGTCTTTTTAGTTCCAGGTTTACCAGTGAATATAACCAAAACTGGTTCTTGTCTTATATTCGATTTAAGGGAGCCTGTCTCCACAGTAAAATCACACATCTTTTGGTATCGGGATCGCATGTTGTATAATTCTACACATAAATTACTGGTTTCAGTTGTTCGGGGCATAGTCCGCAAAGTATCATCAATTAAGGCAATGATTGTTACTAAACGGGTGTGGTTTTCAGTGTTGTTGATGAACTTATTACTTCTAATTAGAGCTTCAATTTCTTCTGATTTTTGTAGAATAGTTTCCACATACGCATTGCCATGAGCAAATAAGCGAACATGAGTATCTTCTCCAAGCAAAGTTTTTCTAACCCAATTTACTGCTGCTTCCGCGGCGCGGATAACAAGGGACAGTATAGAGTCAAAAGTTGAGGTAACTTTACCTAGGTTCCCGAAATTCTTGAAAAGTTCGGTTGGTATGGGTCTGCCACTGGTGAACGTGGTCCAAGACGCTAAAATAGCTGCAATTGCCGTGGAGCAATCATGTAGTATGTTAGCTTGAGGAACTGTCTCATCACTGGGTCTGATGAGAGTCTGTAATTTTGAAATTAAATCATAACCATGATAATAAGTCAAATAGGCACAAGCTGTTAATCCTAAGATCAACATATTGGTATTTGATGTATCATTATAATAATTAGATAAACCGTAAATTGACAGGAGCACGGCTAAAAGATCTAGAGTAAGTGAAATACCTGCTGATGTTGCCATCAACGTGCTTTCTATCTTATCTTTACTTATAACCATATGGTTGAATTGGGTCATGAGGGTTTTTACTTTTTCTTTATCAAGTATATCGGAACTGTTTACGTTCTCCAACAACTTGTTAAATTCAGTGACGTTCAAAGAATCCATCACCTTAGTAAAGGAGTCTGCTGCATCTCCTATACTAACCTGAGTCTCATCATCAAGCATTCTAAACATATTCATCTGCGGTAACGCTTTGAATTCTTCTGTTAAATTGCGAGTATTTTGAGCTTTCTTTCGATCAATCCGAGCAGCTCGGTATAAATCTTCTCGTTTTCTATGTTCTTTCTCCTTTTTAGGCGATCTTATATATGGGGCAGATCTGCCTTGCGGGGTGGTAGGAAATATGGACGAATCAATCTTAGCTTGGGGCGTTGCTACATTATCTTTAGTGAAATAATCGATAATGGATGCTTTTTGTGAACTCGTATAATCTTGTATGGGTACTGTTATACGATGCTTCAACATCATGATTGAAAAATTTTCCTTTTGGGCGAAAGTAAGGCTACTGTATAGTGCCTTATGGGTTGGGGCGGGGTCTAATTTTGTCGATACGTAAAAATACGCATTGAATCTATCAACAAAACTGAAGTAATCATGCATTTCTTCTACAGATAGTTTTTGATATGCGAATGAATTAATGCATTGGTGGACTACTGTATTTCTGAGGGTTTGTTTACGTTGTTCGATTTCTCGGATTCGTTTTTCTAACATTGATTTTTCGAATTTTATATTGTTAAGGGACATCTGCTTTAAAGCAGACTCTTCATTTGAAGATTGAGTTATATCGTTAATATCGTTTTGGGTCATGTCTGGGAGTATAAAATCGAGAGACACCGGTCTCTTGCGGCATAGGCATTTGTATTCCGCACTATGAGGGTCAAGCATATTAATCCATTAATCGTTCCTGCTAAAACGGGATTTCTATTCTCTAAAATGTATGTTTTTCAATGCAGAGAGTTATGAATTCTCTAAAGATCCATACACTGAGATTATGAGAATCAATATTCTAAAAGAACTGATTCAATCACTTCTCCATGTAGGGTCTAACATCAAGCATTGCTATAATGCTAATACTTGAAAGCTAATCATGCATTGTAACTTTACAATAATATGAATATAGGGTATTGCACCTTAACGAATAATTAATCTATGTGACTGGATAGTAATTATAAGTCTCTAATAAGTAAGCGAATATTTTATATTAATAACACAAGTTTGTTTAATCTAATGATAAGTTCCAACATTGGTTAAATAAAATGTCGTTTTTGGGTTTTTCGTTTGTTTTTAATATTTTTAATAAAATGAGTTTGTCAAGACTCAAG